CCAGACATAGACTGTAGGCTGTGGGTCCAGTGGACAGACGTTCTGGGTTGCATAGACATGACCATCCCTCACACAGAGTGGATGGTAGGTGGCAGATCCGACAGAGAAGATCCTCAAGACATCTCCATTTGCTCATACATACCAATCAAAGAATTTCAAATGTATTGACTTAGAGCCTGAAAATGTGTACGCTCGGCTGGGAGGTTGGCAGAAGTGTAGACACAGAACTTGATCCAACTTCACCTATCATGGGTGTTAAAACTAAATGGAATCCTGATCTGGAGGCTTCAGGAATCAAACGCTATACAGGGACAGGTCTGAAGAAGACAGACCCTGAACGGTATGAATCAGTAGTCAAAGCAGCCAAGAAGGGTTTCGGACCAGAAACCCTGACAGAAGTCTTCGGTGTAAGCCCCCAATTGGCAGCAGAGATCGTCAGGCAGGCAGAAAGAGATCCCAAAGCACAAGAAGCTTTCCTTAGCGACCTTATAAAGACAAGGGATGCAGCATTAGAGAAGCTCGGGGCAGCTATAAAGTCAGGAGACCTGAAGCCTGATAAGTTGCCCGTGACAGTAGGGATCTTGATCGACAAAGTTGAGACAATGATGGGGAAACCTAGTACAACTATTAGACATGAGACAGTTAATCTCTCGGATTCAGCTTTGAGAGAACTGATCGAAAGCTGCAGGCCAGCGAAAGTTGTTGATGCTGAGGTGATAGAAGAGAAAAGTTAGGCAAGCCTATCTATAAACATAAGAGAGATTGTGCGAAGAAACAGGACAAACAGGGGGGGAGGGGGTCAGGATTCTAGAATAATCATCGATTCCGTTGCGGATCTCCCCTCACACAATAAGCGACAAAAGGACCTATCATTCTTGGCTGCAACACCTACCGTTAGAATTATCCGCAAAAGGATATTTAATGAAGAATAAACGCAAGCGCAAAGCGATCCGCAGGACGGGTCTGGACACTGCTGAACTACGTTGGAAGGCTGGCAGGGAGCCTATGGAGGCCACTGTCACTGGCAGGCCTATGAACCAGAGGCTTCTGGAGACTTCTTTGGGGATTGTCCGAGTGACTGACAGTGCTCCGTTCCAGAGGGGGCTCAGAATCCCTGTGTGGGTGGAGCAGGGCAGCGGGAAGTTGTATTGCAAAGGCAAGCCCCAGAGGCTTGACAGGTATTGATATGAAATGGACTCCCCACCCAGTGTTCCCGATCCCTACTCGGGAGGAGGCTCAAGCTATGGACTCTGCTGGTGTGCTGGAGCAGTATGTCAAGCAGAGGGATGAGCTGATCCGTAGGGAGAAGGCCGATCCCTTTAACTACGGCTCTGACTGGCATAATACTAAAGGTCTGTTTAGGCACTGGAAGGATGCTGATGATGCGCTGGAGGACCCTGACATAGACATCGTCTACATTTTCGGCGGGAACCGAGGGGGGAAATCGCGCTATATGGCTTCGAGGGTTGTCCGCACACTGGCTAATAAACACCGGAGTGCTGTGTGGTGCTGCCATAGCACACATGACAGCTCGGTGCAGGTCCAGCAGCCGTATGTCTACGACTATTTGCCACTACCATGGAAGGAGCAGCGAACTGGCCAGAGGGCAGTGGTTAACATTGGCTTCAGCCAGAAGAATGGTTTCAGTAATAAGACATTTGTGGCCCCAAACGGTAGCCAGTGTTGGTTCAAGAATTACAGTCAGGAACTCAGCTCGATGGAGGGGACGGAGCTTGACTTGATCTGGTGCGATGAGCTGGTTCCTATGGCGTGGATTCAAACCTTAAAATACAGGCTGATCAGCAGGAAGGGGAAAATGGTTGTCACCTTCACCCCGATCGACGGGTATACGAGCACCGTCAAGGATGCTATGGAGGGGGCTATTATTGAGGAGACGAAACCTGCTAAGCTGATCGGGGACGATGATAGTCCACTGGCTGGGGTTCCTCGAGGTCACATGCCATATAAAGCGAGGACCAGAAGTGGAACTGGGCAGATATTTTGGTTTTTCTCTGAGTGGAACCCGTATTCACCGTTTGATCGTATGCAGCAGACGCTGCAGGGCAGGACGAGAGAGGAGAGAGAGATCAGGGCCTATGGTTACGTCAGCAACCCTGTGGTTGGGAAGTTTCCGAGGTTTACAGATCGAAACATTATTGAACCTTCCCAGATCCCAAAAGATGGGACCAATTATATGGTAGTGGACCCTACCCCGGGGGATCGAAACTGGTATATGCTCTGGGCGAAAGTGGACGACCTTGGGCGGTTGTTTATTTATCGGGAGTGGCCCGACATGGCAAACTACGGGGAGTGGGCTGTCCCGAGTGAGAAACTTGATGGGAAGAAGGGGCCAGCACAGACTGCGGACTGTGGGAGGAACATTGACCAATACAAAAAGCTGATCCGAGAGCTTGAGGTCAACGATGGGGGCATACACGAGAGGTATATTGACCCGCGAGCAGGTCGCACAGCAGTTATTGGACAGAGGGAGCATAACCAGAGTCTCATTGACCTGCTGGCCAACCCTGACAGGGGAGCTGGTGGAGAGGTGACAAAGAATGGGTTATTGTTTGTTCCATCTGCCATGGCTCATATTGATGAGAGCTGTGCTCTGGTGAATAACCTGTTCGCATATGACATGAGCAGGGAGATCAGCATCCTGAATGAGCCGAAGCTTTACGTGTCGCGGGAGTGCCAGAACCTGATATACAGTCTGAGGACGTGGACAAATTCAGATGGCGAGAAGGGGGCCAGCAAGGACCCGGTAGACGCCCTGAGGTATTTGATCCTAATGGACCCGATATACGTCCCGAGGAAAATGGATTATAGCACTGAGACTTTGAGTTATTGAAATGAACACTATCGATGATCGGCTGCAGCTTAGTACTGAGCCCAACATAAACCAGCTCTGCTCGGAATACCGCAGAGCGTACTCAGACGAGCGGATCACCTACCGTGTCCGCGAATCTGATGAGACCAGATTCGCCACATGGACAGGACAGAGCCGAGACGGCAAAAAGCACGCAAAGGATCTGGGCAGGCAGCCATTCCCGTGGGAAGGGGCCAGTGACACCCGGATCAGGCTGGCAGACGAGGTCTGCAGCTTCATTGTTAACCTCTCCACATCGGCCATCAGCAGAGCCGCACTTAACGTGGCTGGAGTTGAGGCCGCTGATCACAAACAGGCATCCGCAGTGGGGCTCTACCTTCGCTGGATGCTGAGCACTTTAATGCAGCCCGGCTGGGAAGAGGAGCTGGAGCTGCACGCAGAATATGCCGCACAGTATGGTTGGAGCGTACTTCATGTTATCTGGGATCGTAGTTATGCCCAGACCCCGCGCACAATAAACCTCCAAACCCTCTCCGGTTTCCTCGGAGTAGAAGCCCCCCAACAAGTCGATGCTCTGACCGCTGTGCTGCAAGATCAAGAGGAGTATCTGGCTGACCTGCTTGTTGCCAGCAATGACGGGCTGACCAGATCGAAAGCACTCAAACACATCCGCGACATCGTGCGTGACGGAGAGACCACGTTCGAGCTCCCAGAGATGGCTCGTAACCAGCCTCGGATTGTTGCTCTTCGACCATACCACGAAATCCTATTCCCGCCTGAGACAAATGATCTCCAGAGAGCTCGAGCAATCTTCCGCAGGGAATACTACACAGTGGCTGAGCTCGAAGAAAAGGCGGCCAGTGGTGAGTGGAGCAGGGAATGGGTGGACGAGGTTAAGCGGACAGCAGGCAGGAGCTCACAAGTGTGGGATCAGGGCCTGAGCCCTGTGCTGGGCTCTACTGAGCGAATGGACGAGAAGGCAAACCTGATCGAGGTCATCCATGCTTACAGTCGCAGAGTGACAGACACGGGGACCCCGGGCATTTATATGACCGTATTTTCGCCATACATGGAGAAGGATGCGAAAGGAAACGAGGTCTACGCTGAGCATAAGCTGGTCACAGAGGCAGGAGATACCTATCCATTCGAGTCATTCACACGGGAAAAAACGAGACGCAGCCCTATCGAGTCACGTGGTGTCGCAGAAATCGTCAAAACGTGGCAGGCCGAATACAAGGCTCAAGCAGACATGGTCTTTGACAGGTCAAGTTTTGAGACACTGCCACCATTAAAGGTCCCGCTTCGATACGGACAGAGAATCAAGGTTGGCCCGGGTGTTCAGGTCTCTGAACAGCGTCCGGGTGACATCACGTGGATGGAGTCTCCCCGAAGAGGGGCTGACTTAGCGTTCGCGCTGATGGATCACATCCAGCAGCGGACTGACAGATACTTCGGAAGGCCGAACGCTGCTGTTCCAGCAGTAGAGACTCAGCTCAGGCAGCAGGCATATGTCCACAGGTGGCTCAGGCACATGACATCTGTCATTGGTCGAGTCTGGGATCTGACTCAGGTCTTCGACACCGACGAGCGGTTTGCCACAGTGAC